TCTCGCGAGCATAGGGAACAATACAACCCACTACACTAAGTGGTGTGTTCCGAGCAGGTTTAGGCTGCTACCATAGGTTATTATTATCGTTAACCAACGTGTAAGACACCTTCTCTGTGGTGCTATAGAATACGCTCCTTTATTATCCCAACGTACTAATTAGTTGGATACCGTCTCAATTAAGTGACTGGTGGCGTAGATAGCTGGATTTCAAAATACCAGCATAACAATGATTGCTTTCTGCTACAATCGTAAAGCGGTTTCAACGGTTTTCCTTCCGTCCAAGAGATTCTATAAAGAGCCGTCCTTGATGTAGAGTTTCGTCTTAAACATATCGACAATCGTGGGAGCAAACGTCTTGACGGCAGCTGTTGCAGCGCCACCTAGCTTCGACATCAAATGACTCTGCCAACTGGGGTCGACAGAATCAAGATAGTCAGTAACCTGTGAAATGCTATACCGAGGACCAGGTACAGGTCTAGGCATTTCCTCCATCAGGTTGTTTCTAGGGGCGAGCTCAAGCTCCGAGCACTTGACAAAGTTGAACATCGTGCTAGACAGCCCAGGCGACAAACCTCTAAATCCAATAGCTATGCCCATCACTGAAGATGGGTCCATAACTGCGGATGAGGTGGTGTTTACCGTGGGGTTGCCTTGAATGAACAATACGTCAGGCTCATACGTTGCTATAGCAGGATCAGCACCGTTAGATCTAAGAACAGAGGAGTTGTCAGCGGGACGCCAAACTACCTCATGTCCATCGATGTTGAATCTCTGTCTCTCGTGCGCATATCCAAACAGCTGGTCGACGCTCATTGGTTGAAATGGGCTCACCGTGCCGTAATTGGTGTTGAACGCAGCAAGAGATAGATTCCTAACAGTGCATATCTGTCCTGCCGTGGTTTGTAGAGTGCCAATATGTGCCATCTGGACACAAGCAGACAAACACTTTGCTCTGGTGAACGCTCCACCTGCAGATATAGACGCGGAGGTCGGATCTGCAAGGAAGGTGCCAGAAGTGTTTACTGTTGTGCCCATGGGATTGGCTATTGTGTTAACCGGTGCGACTGCAGGTGTTGCAGTCTCGAAGTAATAGAGATTAGCGTTGCCGCCTACTCCAGTTGCTCCATGGTAAGATGGAAACCAAACAATGTATCCACTTACATTGCTTGCGTTATTACTTGGAGACACTATCGTTGTGCGTTGCCGCTCAGATACTGCCCCGTTGTAACCATCTCCCACACCATATCCCAAAGGACCATTACAAGGATCTGCGATCAACTGAGCAGCTTTCATAAGCTTTCCTTCAGTTCTCATAATCCCCATTTTGGTTTTCATTCTCCTATTCTTTCTCTTGGAGCTGCTACTTTTAACAGCTAGTGCTTTCTTCTTGTTGGCCTTGACCTTCTTCACCATGGTTTGCCGCATCCCTAGGCAAGATCTGCTAAATAGCCAGATCGTAGAATGGCCGCTTCTGCGCGTTCCAAGTCAGGAGCATGTCTAAACTCATTTCTGAAAGTGTCTAACAGCATATAGCTAGGTTGTGACCATAACAGTTTGTATAGCGACTTCATCGCACTATCTGGGATAGCTTTACTTTCTGTAAATGTGGCCGAACAAAACTTAACTTTGCCGTCTTTGACTCTCTCATAATCAGTGACTCTAATGCCGTATTTCGCGTACTTCTGGACAGCATCATCGACCCACGTAGAGATATTGTCATCTCCGGCGGATTTTGATTTGTCACTTCCAACTAGTACAGCTATTAGATTGCGAATCCTTCCATTGGTTGTGGTCGTGTTGTAATCTCCACTCTTCTGAACACCGGGGTGCTCTAGAGTGTAGGCTGACCCATCAGTCAATACATACACAGACCTGCAGAAACTCTTGTAGACGTTATAGGATATTTTGTACCAAGACGATTTCGTACTCGCGCCATTGAGGCGCCTCCTAATCTCTAACTCAGCCATAAACATCCATTCTTTAACGCTCCAGTCCCATGCACTAACATCACTAGTTGCAGCATTAGGAAGCCAGGGTCGTATACATTCAAAGCACCTTGCGGCCGCTTCGTCCGTAGTCCAATCCCAGCCTCCTGCTGAACCACACTCATTATAACAGTCATTCTTGTCTGCATCGTTCTGTTCGGCAAAGAGTAATCTCTTAATTGCCTCCTCTACTAGAGTGCAGTTTGCAATAAGTCTGTAGCGACCCTGTTTAATCTTCTCGATCGTATGCGGTTCATCCTTGACGAACACACTAACCGGATCTTGATAACCAAGGTCTATGAGTGTTGTGTTGTATAGCGCTTCTACTGTAGATGAAGAAGAGTATTCCAACAAGCAAAGACGAATCAGTACCATGTCTACCAAACATTCCAAATCCTTTTCAATCCAATCGGACTTCCTAGGATATGTAAATGCATATGGCGTTCCTGGCACTGCCGTTCCATTCATCTTCGCGAAAGCTTCCCTAATCATTTGGCGGCTTACATCAGCCCGCTCATTTTCAAACCCCTTGGGTACACTGGTCTTAGGGTAGAACTCCAGTGTTTTATTGATTGCTGCCTCCAACTCGGGGCCTTCTGGCACGACACCTGGTACAAACTTGGCAGCCTGATACTTCAGACTACCAAGTTGTGCAGCTGGACTGGTGTCGGGCGGCCCGTAGCCCGCTAGTTCAGGGCAGGCATCGCAGGCAAGACGGATTCTCCTTTGGGAAGGAGTTTCTTCCGTTGCTTCTTGCTTAGCTTTGCCTCCTGGCCTTTTGCGGCTTCTTCCGACTTGGAGGAGGTTGTCAGAGACTTTGATGGGATCGTGCCATCTATACTCGCCGACTTCTCCGGGACAGTAATCAGGGGAGCACTCCCGGACGTGCTCTCCGAGGCTTTTAAACAGCTCGAATCCTTCTCGCTGATAGACTCAACTTTGCTTCTTGCCACGTAGACCTCCTTAAGAGCAGCATCTGCCTTTGCAAGCAGTTCTGGTTCTAATGGGTCTTCCTTAAGCAAGATAGGCTCTGGATCGGCAAACTTCACTCTCTTCGCGTCTTTCCCCGCTACTAAGAGTTCCTCGTTAACTGCCTTTTCCTCCTCAAGCAACTTTGCTGCCATATCTTTGAGTTCTTTCTTCCGCTGTTTCAAGAGCTTCATTTTGGCCTCGTTCTCGGCCAAACGCTTAGCCTCCGCTAGCCGAAGCTCTTGGGCCTCCTTCAACTTATCATTTCGTGCCTCGTCCAGAGACTTCTGCAAAGCCTCATTGGCACTCAGCATCTCCGATAGTTTCGCTGCGATCTGCTTATTTTCTGCTTCCAGGGCTTGCGCTCTCTGGATTTCGAATTTAAGCTCTTCGCTGGGGACCCTAGTAACTTTATTGTAGTCGAGCACTGGTTGGTTAAGCTGGTTGATAGCATGTAGTATGACTGGTTTATTAGCCTCCTCCATGCTGCCGCGCAGCGTCTCCCAATCAAAGTCTCGCCACTTTAGCAGACTAGTGAATGAATCACGAATGAGAAATCTTTCAGGGTCTGAACCCCTACTATAGACACTCTGGTCATCATCTTCATCTGCATAAAGTTCGTTGTATCTCTCGAAATACTCGTAATAGTCCTCAAGGAAGTCGGCACCCGCCTGTTTCCCGTACTTAGCCGCAATGGCGCGGTAGTGAACCTCAGCCTGTTCGGCGTCGAATTCATACTCCCACATTTCATTGCGATCTCTTTCCGAGCTTTCTTCTCTCTTATCACCTTGCGGCTTTTGATCGAAGTAGGTTGGGATACCATCAGTGACTGTTTTCACTGGTCTAGGAGGCAACGATATAACGGGTGGCTTCTTAAGAATGGTAATGGCTAGACCAAAGTTGATCGTGCCAGCATTCTCGGAACCAAGGTGGATTCCCACTACATTGTTATTGACATCCAAGACCGGTGAACCGCTAGACCCTTCTGTGGTAGAACACGTATGATAAAACTCTAAGTATTTACCACCAGTCATCGTCTGCCCAGTCGCCACGTTAATGGATCCTGGACTGATTCCTGGGGAGTAAACTTTAACCGTTGAGTTTTTACGCAAATTACCAAGTTTTGCGGATGCAACGCCTATTGCTCCCCACTCCTTGTTTTGGAGGGTGAACAAAGCGAGATCTCGCATTGGGTATCTAGCAGCACCAATTTCTTCTCTGAGTTTAATTTTCGAGCACCTGCCTTCTATGTAGATATCGGTCTTGGCGTTCACTAGGCCTCTCACTACGTGGGCCGGAACAACCAAGTTCAGTTTGTATCTGAAACCAAATCCATAGAAGCTGCCATTCATGCACACCATGCGGACCATAAAATCAGGCATATGACAGGGTCTTTTGATCGATCCTGGTATAGCTGCTTCCTCCACTCGCTTAACGTCCCCGCTAGTTCTCGTAGGGATGTTAGACATAATGTAAGTAAGCATATTGAGATATGGTCCAGCTCCAAGTTCAATCTCGATCTGTCCCCAAGGGGTTTCGACAACCGCTACGGGCATGTCTCCTGTGGCGTACAGAGATGATATTTGATATCTTGGAACGGCGCTCACTATGCGGATTGCTTCAACATCTTTCTCCCTGTAAAAGAGAGATCTCAGTTTCAACAACCACAGGCCACGTTTGCTGTTTTGATATTGCTGGATTTTGGCAACACAGTATCCATAAAAACCGCGAACAATGTTGGTTAGAACAATGCTCGCTAGTGATACAGCTACCGCGAAGCCGACAGAAGCGAAGAGATTCAGGTGTGGAACACCTTCATCATCGAAGAATACCAGCTCATACAAGAGCTGGTCGTAAATCACACTAAGTCTTTGCAGAAGTGTCATTCGACGTAATTCCTCGATCC